TGTCCTATTAGCGGACATCGTAAAGAGAAATAATCTCAGCACATACGTTTCCGAAGCTATAAAAGAGCGTAGTGCATTTTTACAATCTGGTGCTATCACTCGTAACGCATTATTAGATGCAAGCGAAGGTGGTACAAGAATCCAGGTTCCTGAGTTCAATCCAATCGCTCCAACAGAAGAAATTCTAACTGGTGCTGCAAACTGGGGTACATCTACTGCTGGTTATTTAACACCACAGAAGATCGGTACAGGAACACAGATTGCAACTATCTGTCATAGAGCATTTGCTTATGCTGTCGATGATATTGCAGTTTTAGCTGCTGGTGAAGATCCAATGGGTCACATCAGAAATCAGCTTGCAGATGCAATCAACAAACT